AAACCCAACATCAGGAACAGATGTAACAGCCGATGGCAACGGTATTTTAGCAAACATTACTGAGATTGCTTACACCAATCTTTCTACACGTACACTTGCTAATGTAACTAGCGCACAAACAAGCGGTACTTATAAATTATCAGCCGATGATTTGGTTTTAACTGCATCAGGTGGTGCGGTTGCAGCATTTCAATATGTGATTATTTATGATGATACACCAACAACCCCAGCCGATCCAGTGGTTGGTTTTTATGATTACGGTTCATCATTAACATTGAACGATGGCGATACATTTACAATAGATATTGGTACTAACGGTATCTTAACACTGACATAATAGGAGATCATCATGGCTAAAATTTTCAATAGAGCCAAGATGACTACCGCCACAACGGGGGCTGGAACCGTTACGCTGGGAACCGCTTCTGTAGGTTTTCAAACATTTGCAGATGCGGGTGTTAGTAACAATGACGTTGTGCAGTATGTCATCGAAGAAGGTGCTAATTTTGAAATAGGTACTGGCACGTACACGGCTACAGGAACTTCTCTTACAAGAACGCCTACAGAAACAAGTAACAGCAACAATGCAATAACATTAGGTGGAAATGCCACGGTTTCTGTTACGGCTATTGATGATGATTTTAATAGACTTGAGCATGCTGGCGTTACAAAAGTTGCTGTTACTGCAACTGGTGCATCGGTTACTGGAGACTTGGCGGTTTCTGGTACGATACCAGCGGGTCAGTTAACAGGTGCAATGCCAGCAATAGATGGTTCTGCATTAACAGGCATTGTTTCTATTCCAACAGGGCTTATTGCAATGTGGTCGGGAACGAATGCAAGCATACCATCAGGGTGGAATTTGTGCGATGGTAATAACAGTACACCAAACCTAACAGATAGGTTTATTTTGGGTCGTGCGGCTGGAACAAATACAGGTGGTACTGGTGGAGCAAATACAGTTACAATTTCTAACAACCACCTTCCTAGCCACACTCACAGTTCAGGAAATTTGTCGGCATCGGCTGGTGGTGATCACAGTCACAACTTTAATACGAATACTGGTAACTCAGGCAATCACACCCATAGTGGGTATACTTCAAATACGGGAAACCATAATCACAATATTAACTTTAATGCTCAAGGTGACGCTTGGGGTGGTACACCAGCCATGTCAGTGCAAGCGGGTAACCTATCAAAAAGTACAAGTAATACTGGTGGGCATAGCCATAACATACAAACGTATGGTGGTGGCGATCATAGCCATAACTTTAATGCGAATACTGGAAATTCTGGCAACCATACTCACAGTATAGGCGGCAATACTGGGGCAAGTGGTAGCGGTTCTGCAATGACTATCACGCCAGTTTATTATACTTTGGCATTCATAATGAAATCATAGGAAAATCATATGTTGAAATATTTAAATGTAAAAGTCGATGGTACTTTTGAAGGTTGTTATAATGGGATGAATTTCAATGCCGATACTTCTTATTCAAGTTTAAGTTCTGATACTGTTGGGAAAATTCAATCTTTAATAAATGAAATCCAAAGTGATGGGTATGTGGAAATACATATAGAAACAAATAATGGAAATAATTTTGTACATAAAAGGGGTGCAATGAGTATGGATGCCGAAGATAACGTAAATGCATATGAACTTTTTGAGGACATGTCGTGGACTTCAGAATTAGAAGAGGGGGAGTAAACGTAGAGTTCTTTGCTGACCCTTTGTTTCAAGAGGTTTTCCCAAAGCCCCAGCCAGCAAATAAATATCTCCCAAAATATTTTAAAGAACTTGCCCCACAGTTAACAGCCGATCCAGAAAGTAGTACAGTAAAGAGGTGTGTTCCTTTTTTAGATGCGGCTACAATAGGATACATAATTCCGATGTGGACAGATGTTTTTGTCACAGCAAGAGATGGTGAAATAAATGTTAAATTTCCAAATTCTTTTCCTATGCCAGATAGTTTAGGAAAGCATGGTCCAGATCAGATAAGGGGGCATCCGTACAAAAATCATAAGTATGGAAACATGCCTTTAAAATGGATTAACCCTTGGGGAATAAAAACCCCAAAAGGATATTCGTGTTTGTTTACCTCACCTCTTAATCACTTGGAAAGAAGGTTGAAGATATTAGATGGAATTGTTGATACTGATACTTATTATAATCATATTCATTTTCCGTTTCTATGGATAGAAGAAAAAGAAGGTGAGTTTTTAATAGAAAAAGGTACACCTCTTATTCATGTAATACCTTTTAAGCGTGAAAAATTTACGTCAACTTTTACAGAAGTTAATATGGAAAAGTACAAAGAAGTAAGGGGAAAAATAGGAACATTGATGCGAAATAAATATAGGACATTTTTTTGGCATAAAAGAAAATAAAATGTTATACTGGTTTAAATGGAGTAAAAAATGACAGTAGCATCAGGCCCAATAGGAAATGGACCAATTGGTTCAAGCGGTGGGGCAAATTATGTACTGAATGCCACCAGTGGTACTTTTACACTCAGTATGCGTGGTGCGGCTAAACTGATATCAGACGTTTATCCAAGTGGAACATTTACATTAAGTGGTCAGCCAACATTAAATCCTGTTGCTTATGCTTTCGAAGCTCAAAGTGGCGCATTTACCTTAACAGGAAACAACGCAAGTGGGGCGCTTGGTAAGGGTATTTTCTTTGATCCAGTAACTTTTGCAACAACTGGTCATGCAGTGACCATGCAAAAACATTTAAGTCCAGATGCAGCCGTAGGTGTGTTTTCATTAACTGGGCAAGTGCAAACATATGAAATTCATGTTTCATATATTCTGGACCCAACAGCATTTATATTGACTGGGCAAGACGCAGGGGTTACTGCACAATTCAAAATGACCGTTACACATGGAGCTTTTGCTTCAACGGGACATGATGTTGAGACAACAGCACAACTAAAAATGCAAGCTCTAGTAGCTGAAGCATACAGCTTAGAAGGATATGAAGTAAAATTTAGGGGGTTCTTTAGTCCAGTTATACCACCAGAAACTTGGACAGATGCAGCATAGAAGGAAAACGATATGACGTTAAGCATTGTTAAGCCAGTCGTAAATGGAGATACCAATACATGGGGTACAAAAATTAATACAGCCTTGGATGCAATCGTCACAGCGGTGAATGATAGCTTTCCTTCAGGTGGTATTATGATGTGGTCGGGTTCAGTTAGTTCACTGCCTACGGGTTTTGTTTTGTGTGATGGAAACAATAGTACGCCCAATTTAACGGATAGGTTTATTATAGGATCGGCAACTAACAGCGGTGGAACGCATGACGTTGGTGATACTGGTGGTACAAATAGTTTGACATTAGCATCGGGTCAGTTGCCCGCGCACACGCATTCTACGGGTAATTTGATAGCTTCAACTGGTGGCGCTCACACGCATACAGGTTCAACATCAAATGTTGGTAACCACACCCACAATATAAACTTTAATCAACAGGGTGATAGTTTTGGCGGTACGCCAGCGATGTCTGTTCAGGCTGGTAATTCAACCAAGGCAACCGATGGTGCTGGCGCACACTCTCACAATGTATCAATCTCTTCTGGAGGATCTCATAGCCACAATATATCAGGTAATACTGGTTCGCAGGGATCAGGAACAAGTGTTGATAATCGGCCAGCTTATTTTGCTTTAGCATTTATTATGAAGGTGTAGGAAAAATTATGCCATTAGTTCCTTTAGATATTCCCGCTGGATTTTACAAAAACGGAACCGATTATGAAGGTAGTAATCGTTGGCATGAAGGGTCACTGGTTCGATGGCTTGATGGTTCTTTGCGTCCTATTGGTGGTTGGAGGGTCAGAGTAGATAATATAACTACTGACCCAGTGCGGGGGATGCATGCATGGCAAGATTTAACAAATAATGCTTGGATTGTGGCTGGAGCAGCGGATGAATTAGTCGCTATAACTGGTGGTGGTGATGTTCATGACATAAAGCCCGATGATTTAACCGCAGGTTCAGCCGATGCGACAGTTGGTATAGGTTACGGGAATGGTACATTTGGTTCAGGAACATTTGGTCAACCAAGACCAGTTTCAACTTCTTCAGTACCCATCCCTGCAACGTCTTGGGATATTGATAACTTTGGTCAATTAATGGTTGCCTGTAGTGTTTCGGATGGAAGAATATTAGAGTGGGATTTATCTTATGTTGCTGGTTCAGAACTTGTAACTAACGGAACATTTGCATCTGATACCGCATGGACAAAAGGAACGGGCTGGACAATATCTGGTGGTTTAGCAAAATATGCTGGGACAACTATTACATCAATAAGCCAAACAGCTTCTGGACTTTCTAATAGTGATCCAAAGCAAGATACCCATGAAATAAAAGTGACGGTCATTGATCCAAACACTGGAACGCAGACTATTACTGTCACAGTTGCAAGCATTGGGGGAGCTAACAGATTTGTATTAGACGGAAATAATTATCCATCCTTAACTCTTTACAAGGGTTTTACTTATATTTTTGATCAGAGTGATGCAACCAATTCTACGCATCCCTTACTTTTTAGGGATGCAAGCGGTAATCCATATACCACAAATGTCGTGACAACGGGAACAGCGGGTTCGGCTGGGGCGAAGGTCACGATCACAATTCCAACATCTGGAACACAACCAGCTTCATATTTGTGTCAAACGCATGGTGCAGCAATGGGTAATTCAATTACCACAATGGATGATCCAACTATTCCTGTTCCTAGACTTAAAGTAACAAGTGGGACTTTAGTGATAAACGAAACGCTAGTAGTTGGTGAAAACAAATTTAGGTTTGCGGCTGGGGCTACTACGGCACTAATTGAAATAGAGCCTAATACAATTAATAGTGTTGATTTTCATATTGATGATGTTTCATTAAAAAATGTTCCTGTAGCAGAAGTAATTGACAATGCGCCAGTAAACAATTTGGGTTTAATTGTTACAGAAGAGAGATTTATTTTTGCACTAGGTTCAGGTGGTAATAGCCGTAAAATTTCTTGGTGTGATAAAGAAGATCGGGATACTTGGAGTGCGGCTGCAACAAACGAAGCTGGAGACATAGAATTAGCTACTTCGGGGCAAATCATGAGTGCGGTTAGAACCCGTGGCAGCACATTAATCATAACCGATTTTGACTGTTTTCAGGCGGTCTATCAGGGGCCACCTTACGTTTACTCTTTTTCAAGGGTTGGCACAAATTGCGGGGCCATTTCAAGAAAATGCGCAATGTCTACAGACCTTGGTGTTTTTTATATGGGTCAAGAAAATTTCTTTGCTTTTAATGGTAACACAGTAAGCGTCATTACATGTGATGTTCACGATTACGTGTTTGGGGATTTTAACTATGAGCAACAATCTAAAGTATGGGGCATGGTTAATGGAGCGCATCAGGAGTGTTGGTGGTTTTATCCAAGCTCTTCATCGACAGAAGTTGATCGTTATGTTGCATTTGATTTCATGGAGAAACATTGGTTAGTGGGTGAGCTTTCACGTACTTCTGGTATACCGCGTGGCGTTTTTCAGTATCCATTGATGGTAAAAGACGAAGGTAATCATTGTGACTTAATGGATCACGAAATTGGTAATGCATACGATGCGTCATCTGTTTTTGCGGAAACGGGACCAATTAGCATTGGGGTGGGTGACCAAATTGCAAAAGTAAACAGCGTGATCCCTGATGAGGTCACACAAGGCGATGTCGATATGATTTTCAAGACACGCTTCCACCCTAATGACACAGAAAGATCTTACGGGCCATTTAACCCAGCAAATCCAACAGGGGTCAGGTTTTCAGGCAGACAAGTAAGAATGCGGGTTGAGCAAGATCAAACTACAGATTGGCGTGTTGGTATTATGAGATTAGAAACTGTAGCGGGGGGCAAGCGTTAATGCCTATAACCCCGCCTATTATTGGACCAGACCTTTCTCAATGGGGGAGACAACTTAATCAGTTTCTACAGCAAAGATTTGGAAAAATTGTTCACAAAGTTCCTGATGATAATCCATCGGAAAATGGTGTTTTCTTGTGGGATGATACTAATGGTTATGCTGTTATTTCACACAGCAATGCATTCCTTCAATCTGTTTTAAAAAGAAATACTCCAACGTCTAATACGGGTGCGGCTGGTGATAAGGCTGGCTATATAGCTTGGGATACAAATTATATTTATGTTTGCGTCGCTAATTACGATGGATCAACAGCAATTTGGAAAAGGGTAGCATTGTCTGCGTGGTAATTAATGAAAGATTTTATAATATCAGATAATTTAGAAAGATGTAGGCCGTGGATAGAAGCGGCATTAGTCTACACGGGTGGAACACATGAGTTCGAAGATATTGTAAAAAATATAGCACAAGGGACCATGCAGTTGTGGCCCAGCCCAAGGGGGTGTATTGTCACAGAAATTGTGGTATACCCAAGAAAGAAAGTTCTTAATATATTCCTTGCTGGCGGTGAGTTAGATCAAATTTTAAAAATGAATGATGACGTTAGAGACTGGGCAAAGCAACACGGGTGTACCGCTGCAACGATGGCGGGAAGAATGGGGTGGAAAAAACCATTAACGCCACTAAATTGGAAACTGCAACACGTATGTTTCATGAAGGAGATTGAATAATGGCAAAAGGCGGTAGTGAAAGTAAAGTACAAACAACAACTATGCCCACATTTATGGAAACGGCTATTCAGCAAGGTATCGGAATGGGGACAGATTTAGGGAATGCTCCCTATGCTGCATATCGTGGCCCAGACGTTGCAGCGTTTAGCCCCCTTCAGAATGCGTCTTTTCAAGCAACGGACCAAATGTCATCAGCTTTTGGTATGCCCACTACAGGGGGAGCTAATTACATGCCAGCCCCTGTTCAGGCTGGTGGGGCGATGGGATACTCAGCGGCTCCAGTTTATGATCAAGCAGTAAATAACTTGGAGGCTCCAGTAAGAGAGTTTTATTCAAGCTTTGGAATTGACCCGAATACGGGTGCTGTTGGTGAGAGATCTCCTGATGGGCAACTTCCAGTAGTTTTAGAAATGCAATCAAGCGGTAGAGGAGGAGGAAAATAATGGCGGGTTCAGCAAATCCAAACATGACGGTCAATCCGTTCCAGCAAGCTTCAGCGGCTCAATCCCAAGCATTAAATACATATGCAAATCCAAGTGCGACAGCGATGAACATGATGAACCCTTACCAACAAAATGTAGTTGATAAGACATTGCGTGACGTTGGTTCAGCGGCTCAGATGGGAATGAATACTCTAGATGCCCAAGCTCAAGCGGCTGGGGCTTATGGTGGTTCACGGCACGGCATTCAAGGCGCAGAAACTTTGAAAGGTTATCAACAGCAAGCATTAGATCAGGTGGGAGCTTTAAATCAGCAAGGTTACAACCAAGCAATGAACGATGCATTCAGATCAGCATCAGGATTGCAAAATGCTGGTCAACAATCTTTCGGATACGGGCAAGCAATTCAAGATCGACAAATGAACCAAGGCATGATGCAACAACAAATGATGCAAGATCTTATAAATGCTGGAAAAGGAATGTTTGGCGGGTTCATTGGTCAGCCATCCCAAAACCTAAATAACATGATAAGCACAGTTTCAGCACAGCCTAATTTATCGGGTTCAAGTGGAACTCAATCCTTCCAACCAGGATTATTCAATTATTTTCAAACAGTTGCATCGATGCCAAGGGGATAAATGTCTGAATGGCTCAAACATTTAATATACCTTTTGGAACGCAATTAGCGTTTCTTTATGATGAGCTTTTAGGTAAAGAAAAGAAAACTTTAGACGCTTTCAAAAGCGGTAATTTTTCCACCCCAACAGAATATGCAGTAGCCTTTGAAAACTTATATGAAAGGTCAGATGGCAAAAATATTGGGCGTCGTACAAGATTTGCTGATAATATATTTGCAGAGCTTAATAAAGAAAGTCCTGAACTTTCAGAAAACGTAATGGAAGCGGTACGGTTTTTTGGTGGTAAGGGATTTGATAATGCACAGACCTCTGGTATTGTTGGCAACCTCATGGCTGAAAGTTATCCAACATTATTGCCTGATACATTCAATAAAGATGAGGACGCATACGGTATTGCACAATGGCGTGGATCTAGGCTGGAAGATCTGGTAAACTTCAATAAGAACTATCCGAATACAGCACCGCCACTAAACGCAACAAAAACATTAGACCCAGAACTTAGAGGGACATCGTCAGGAGAAAACAGAATGGCTTCATTAATGGATATGTTGATGGGCAGACGCCCTGAAGAAGAAAATAGATCTGAAATGACGGGCATGAATAGGTTCTTTAATCAGCGTAATCAAGCTACTGGTTTGACCCCGTTTCAATCTTTAGGGGCTGGTATGGATAGTTTGGTTCTTCGTGGCTACGGTCAGGGGGAAGCAATTCGTGAGCAAGGTTTACGTCAGGCGGCACAAGACAAAACCAATCTCACAGCGGAATGGTTTGCAAGTCAGCCTCAAGGCGCACTGTTTGCAGAAATGATGAAAATGGGTGTGCCAGTAGCGCAAGTGTATGCAGCTTATCAGAAAATGATACAGGGTGACGCTGTTACCGTTGGTAAATTTTTAGTTGATAGAAAAAGTGGTAAAGTTCTTTTTGATGGGTCTGGTGGTTCCCAAGCTACTCCAAATATAAAAATAGGGGCAGATGGCTCTATAGAGATAACAGCGGCTGGACCAGAAAAACAAGATCAAGCCAACGCAATGTTGTTTGGTAAAAGAATGCAAATGGCTGATAAATTAATTACAGATAATGAAATGGCTGGTACAGAATTTTTTAATGTGTTTTTGAAAAAGTTTGAAGATTTTGGTTCAAGAGCAATAATGCCAGAGAATTTTCAGATTTTTGATGATGCAAGGAGAGACTTCGTTAACGCTGTGCTGCGTCGTGAATCTGGTGCTGCTATTGCTCCAAGCGAATTTGAAAGTGCTGAACGGCAATATTTTCCAGTGTTTGGTGATAGCCCAGCGGCTATAGAACAAAAAAGAATACGAAGAAAAACCGCAACGGATCTTTTGATAGCTGCTTCTGGTTCAGATGGGAAAAACTTTTTATCTGCTTATGACGCACAATTAGAAGCATTAGCAAAGACCCTTAACCCAGATTTTGGTACAGAGACATATGATGAAGAACGCAAAAGGTTAGAAAAAGAAAAAAATAAAAATACGTCATCAAAAACTAAAAGTAACAAAACCGCTGGTGGAAATGATATCGTTGATCCTAGTGACTTTTAATAAGGAAAAATTATGGCTGAAGAAAAATTTAGAATAAAAGAAACTAGAGAACAGTTTTTCTTTAACGCTCCTGATAGTGATCGTACGATAATGATACAGGCTGCTTCTCAGGAAGAAGCAAACAAAATAATGGATAACTTAAAACCTGAGAGAACAACTTACGTCGCTAAAGGTCCAGATGGTAGAAGATTGTGGAGAAAAACAGGTGAAGGAAAAAAAGGTGGTTATGTAGGTGATGTTGTTTTAGAAAGCATACAAGGGCAAAGATTTTTAACTGGTCAATCTTTTTCTTCAAGCGATCCCGCTGATATAGAAAAATTTATTAATGACCAAGTTAGTTCATCAGAAATGGCTGATAGCACGTTTTATAAATCTATTATAGAAAATAATCCCGTCGCGGCCCGTGCAGCCGTTGGACGCCAAGTGGCGTTGGGTGGACTTGGATCTTTTGCAGACGAAGCCATTGATTATCTATTTGGCGGTGATTACAAAAAAGCTAACGACGCATACGTCAGAGCAATGAACGCAGAAAAACCACTAGAAACATTTCTAATACAGGCGGGTGTAACTACGGCTGAAGCAGCCTCAATTGTTGGAGCGTTTCCACAACTTCTTAGACTTTTTGGTGCTGGTGTACAGGGAGCAAGTAAACTAGCTACAGCCGTTAGGTCTGGTGTAGCGTCTGGTACAGCGGCTGGCATAACATCGGGTATACAAGCGGCTGGGGAAGCGGAAGATGGAAATCGATTTAGAGAAGGTATGATTGGTGGTGGTCTTGGCCTTGCTACTGGTGGTATTATTGGTACTGGTACGCCATTTATTGGTGATGGATTTAATCGTATTGCCGAAGTAATTAAGAAATCTGATATTGGTCAAATAGCGACAACGCTAGGAATTAGCAGATCAGCGGCTGGGGTAATCAAAAGCTCTATTACTCAAGGTGGAGACATGCAAAAAATGCTCCAGAATATTTCAAAGGCTGGTGAAGAGGGAATGGTTGCTGATGCTGGTGTGGCGGCTAAAGCACTTGTAGATGCAGCGGCTGCGGCTGGCCCACAGTCAGCGGAAACGGTAGCCACCAATATTTCTAAACGTGCTGATAAAGTCATAGGTAATTTAGATAACACTTTGGTTGAAAATCTTGGGTCGCCAACTCTTGGTCCCAAGGCAGCATTAAAAATAATAAGAGATCGTCAGGGTCCAGACAGAATTAAAGCTTATAATATAGCTTATGAAACGCCCGTAAATTACGGTAGTCAGGCTGGTATAGCCTTAGAAGAAGTCTTGGATACGATAGATCCATCTATTATGAGTGAAGCTATAAGAAAAGCCAATATAGCTATGAGGGCTGATAAGTTAAAAAATCTGCAAGTCAAAGCTACTATAGGTGATGACGGTGAAATAACTTTTAGCAACCCGCCAAATGTTATGCAATTAGATTACATTAAGAAAGCGTTGGGTGGATTGGCAGAGGATAGTAAGGGTGAATTTGGTAAAATAACTTCTGATACCCGATTATATTCTAATCTTTATAGGCGGCTTCGAAACGCAATGAATGACGCTATCACAGATACCGATGGTAATCGTGTTTATCAAACTGCTACCCAATTTGGCGGTGACGTACTGCAAGAAGAAGCTGCATTTAAAATGGGCCGTGATTTATTAAAAGATAAAGTAGAATTAGAAGATGTTTTAGAAGCAATAGGTGATGATCCCTCAGTTGCACAGCTTGGGGCTTTACGAATGGGTTTACAGTCCATGATCAGAAAGTCACTAGATGATGTTAAAATTCTTCCAAGTGACACCGAAATGGCGTCAAGGCAACTAGCCCAATTTATGAAGTCAACTGGATCTAATAACGCACTTAGAAAGATAAGAGCCGTAATGGGTGATCAGGCTGATGCTATGATTAAGCAGATCGAACAAGTTCAAACCGCTGCAAGCACAAGGGCTTCTCAAGCTGTTAATACTAAAACTCAAATCAGAAAATCTACACAGAAAATGGTGGACGAACTAACAGCGGGTGGTCCAGTGCGAACTTTGCTTGAAGGAAGCCCGTTAGAAGCTACACGGCAATTAACTCAAGAGCTAACAGGATTTACAAGAGAGTTCAGTGAACGACAGCGGCAAGGTATATTCAACGAAATAGCTGAAGCTTTAACAAGGGTTGGCTCAGATGACGCCACAGAAGTTCTGGAAGTTCTAAGTCGTGTTCAACGTGGCTTGGAAGTAAGTAACGAAGATAGACAATTTGCAGCTACAAGATTAGCATTCTACTTACAGGGCGCAAATCAAAAAACTACTGAGCAACAAATATCAGAAGCGGCTGGGCGTAAAGAAGAAACTAACTTTCCAAGATACGGTCTTGGGCTACTACCGATACTACCATAGGAGAAATAAATGGAATTAGAACCATTAGACCAAACGCAAATTGAAGGTATAGTTTCTCATGCTATTGAGGAAGCGGTAGATTTTATATCAAGTGAAATTACACCCCAAAGGACAAAAGCTCAAAAGTATTTTGATTTAGAAACAGATCTGGAACATGAACAGGGAAGATCAAGTGTCGTAGCTACTAAATGTCGTGAGGTGGTTCGCGGCATTAAACCGTCGTTACAGCGTGTATTCTTAGCTAGTGATAAGCCAGTAGAATTTGTTCCTAGAGGGCCAGAGGACGTACAACAGGCAGAGCAAGCTACACAGTTTATTAATTATAAATTCCAACAGATGAACGGGTACAGAATTATTAACGACGTTTTTCAAGATGCGTTGGTTAAGAAAATGGGTATTGCTTACGTCTACTATATGGACGCAATGAGAAGCGAAATTCACACTTACAGAAATTTAAGTGATGATGAATATGCATTGCTGGTCAGTAACGATGACGTTGAAGTTCTAGAGCATGAAGCAGTTATGAATATCCAAGTGGATGAAAATGGTGCTGAAATGGAAATGCCAGAACACGCTGTTAAGATCTCACGGCAAAAACCAGA